GTTCCCATCATTTGTTGACCCTTATCGGGTTGGTGTTTATCAAGTATTTACTCCAAATTCTTATGAAAACAAATATGCCTACTACGACAAAAAAGGGTGGCGACTTTGTGGTTCAACTGTTAAGCAAGCAGAAAGAGAAAAGCCTTACGCAACTACTTTTTCAAGCATGAATCTTTTTGATTCCAAATGGCGTGGGTTTACAAAGGAGCAGAAATGACTGGATGGCGTAAACGAACCATTATGGAGATGGCGCGAGAGGCTGGCATGATTGGATTGGAATCTAGTGAATTGCTAGAAAATTTTGAAACATTTGCCGCACTGGTGCGTGAAGATGCTTTGGCACAGCCAGCGCCTGTGCAGGAGCCTATGGCGATCCATCAGGTCTATCTGGATGGCGGATGGGTAGATCGTGATGTTTCTGAAATGTGGGGGTGCGAGTTCTACAAAACTCGCGTTGTCTACACCACCCCACCCACAGCACAGCCAGCACCTGTGCAGGAGCCTGTGGCTTGGCTGAAACGGCACGAATTGGCAGACCTTAGAACATGCAATCACCGCAGGCTTGGTGCAGACAGCCCGAACATCTGGGCACCAAATGCACCAGATGCCCCGCCGCCTGAACTGGATTTGGTTGCTGTCTACACCACCCCACCCGCACAGCCAGCACCTGTGCCACTGACGGATGAGCAGCGTGAAGATATATTGGACGAAATGTATAACACTCACGGATTTGTCGGCGAAGATGTGCATGAAATGGTTGATTACGTTATTAACGCAACCGAAGCCCACCACGGCATCACAGAGAAAGGCGGTGCAGCATGAGCGAAGAATATTCAGTCGGCTACTCTGAAGGCTATCAAGCTGGATGGAACGATGCTGTGGATGCCACCCCACCCGCACAGCCAGCACCTGTGCAGGAGAAAAGCAAATGACAGAAAAAATACACGCTTTGCAACCAATGCTTGATGCGCTTCACATCAAACAAACTATTAGCTTTGACGATTGCAGTTTGCTTTTTCGAGAAGTAGCCAACAAAACAGGGGCGTTACCACCGCCATTTGAACTTAGCGGAAATCAATGGTGCGCCCTTGTGAATTTGGCTATTGCAAGGTTTGCCATCCCACCCGCACCACAGCGCACATGGGTAGGGCTGACACCAGAAGAACGAGCAGACCTCATATTTATCGGAAGTAGCTTTCAAGTTGCTGAAGCCATTGAAGCCAAACTCAAGGAGAAGAACACATGAGCGCCAAACCAATCCCCGCCAAAGAAGTAGCGGCCAGCATCATGAAAATCATGGACGAGGTCGCCAGCGAATACCCGGAAGAGGAGCGCGAAGAGTTGAAGGCGGTCATGCTTGGGTCACTGGGCATGGCACTATTTAACGGGCCAGTTAAAAAGGAAAACACATGACAGACCCATTGTCCCCATTCCTATGGGCCAAGCGCAAAGAGCCTAGCATCTTCGCTAAAGACAGAGCATTCACTGGAAGGTACTCGATCCCACAGAATCCAGTGTCAATCACAATCAGGAAAATCACCGCAAACCAGCCGCTCCCGGCATACTCGAAAGCACATCATGGCAATAGCTAAAAAAGTCCCCGCTAAGAAAACCCCAGCCAAAAAGACCGTGGCAAAGAAAGCCGCCCCCAAAAGGGTATTGGTCACAGGGCACGAGCAGACATTCAACATGCCCCAAGAGGTTAAGGACTGGATCGACCGCGCATCGAGCACGATGAAGCACCAAGCCAACACCATTGCAGAACTCAAGACAGAGGTCGCACAACTGAAGGCATACAAGAAGTTCGCCGCAAACAAGATTCTGGGCACAAGCTATGAGTGAATCCGATTACAAGATCAATTGGAGTGACGTCGTAGTCCCCAACAAACTGCTGTCAGTTGGAACCATAAAGCCCAACTACAACATGATGTTCCATAACGCTGATGGCGAACAGGTGGGCACACTAGACTTCAACGGCTCAGGCTTGGCCTTTGAGGGCAACGCAGAACTGAGCGCCATCGTATTTATTGATTGGCTGGCAAAAATGTTTGACCAACGCTTGAAGGACGAATTTGACAAAGGATTCGCCGCAGGAAAAGACTTCACAAACAAAACAACTACAGGGTAAACTTCAGTCCTCAATGCGCTGAGATAGGCGCGAAAGGACTGAAATATGACCGACAAGACAATGTTAGTGACTGCTCACATAGAAAATAAACAATTCAAATTTATTGGAGGTGAGTATGGCAACAGGTAATAAGGGGGCAGGAAGGCCTGCAGGAAGCCCAAATAAGGCCACAACAGAGGCAAGGCAGGCCATAGCCTCATTTGTGAATGGAAACGCTCACAGGCTCACTGAGTGGCTCGATCAGGTAGCAGGTGGTGTGAAGGTAATCGAGCAGGATGATGAGGGAAACCCCATTGAGAAGTACGTCGTCCCACCGAACCCGGCCAAAGCCTTCGACATGTTCCAGTCAGTAGTGGAGTACCACGTGCCCAAGCTGGCACGCATGGAGCACACGGGCAGCGACAACCAACCGTTGGTGATCGAGCACAACGTGAACGTGTTCGGGGAACTGCTCAAGAACATCAAGATGAAGCGACAGGCTGAGGACTGACCATGGCGCAATACCGAAAAAAGCCCGTGGTCATCGAGGCCACCCAATGGTTTGCTCATGGAGACCATCCTGCCGTCATGCCTATGTACACCGTCAATGAGAATGGCACAACGTATCAAGCGTTCATCCAGACTATTGAGGGCAAAATGATCGTCACCCCCGGCGACTGGATCATCACAGGCGTAAAGGGTGAACATTACCCCTGCAAGCATGAAATCTTCCTCATGACATACGAGGCCGCATGAGTGTTGCAGACGCAGTCCTTGAGGATGACGAACTCCTACAGGCTGAGTTTGCGAAGCTGTCCCCGATTGAGCAGGTCATCACCAACTGGCAACTGAGTTGGTTGCAGGTGCAGGCCCACAAGCACCAGATCGAGCCGCCGGGCAACTGGTGGAACATCTGGCTCATGCTGGCTGGCCGAGGGGCAGGAAAGACCCGTGCAGCCGCTGAAACGCTGGCATGGTGGGCATGGGAGCAGCCGGGCACCCGATGGCTTGTAAGCGCTCCCACGAGCGGTGACTTGAAGGGCACCTGCTTCGAGGGTGACTCAGGGCTCCTGAAGGTCATCCCTGCTGCCCTGATCGAGAAGTACAACTCGAGCCTGCATGAGATACACCTGATCAATGGATCGTTCATTAAGGGCATCCCCGCCAGTGAGCCTGAGCGGTTCCGGGGGCCACAGTTCCATGGTGGCTGGCTGGACGAGTTGGCCGCATGGGAATACCTGCGGGACTCGTGGGACATGATCCAGTTCGGCATCCGACTCGGCCAGCGCACCAAACTGATCTGCTCGACTACGCCCAAGCCCAAGGACGTGGTGATGGAGTTGATCGAGCGTGAGGGTGACGACGTAGCGATCACCCGAGCCAGCACGTACAGCAACATCAAGAACTTGGCCCCATCGTTCCAGAAGCAGATCCTGCAGTACGAGGGCACCAACCTTGGCCGACAGGAAATCCATGCGGAGATCATCGACCCCGAGGAGGGCGGCATCGTCAAGCGGGACTGGTTCAGGCTCTGGCCCGACGGCAAAGCATTCCCCAAGCTGGAGTACATCATCCAGTCCTACGACTGCGCCACGTCTGACAAGACAATCAACGACCCGACAGGATGCATCACCTTGGGCGTGTTCAAGCCGATCGACGGCGGTATGTGCGTCATGGTGCTGGACTGCTGGCAGGAGCACCTGCAGTACCCTGACCTTCGCCCCAAGGTGATCGACGAGTTCGAGACGGTCTACGGTGAGGGCCGAGCCAAGAAGCTGGTCGACCTGATCCTCGTGGAGGACAAGAGTGCAGGCATATCCCTGATACAGGACTTGCAGAGGGCCCACCTGCCCGTGCATGCGTACAACCCCGGCAGGGCTGACAAGATCCAACGCCTGTCCATCGTGGCGAACATCATCAAGGCTGGCCGGGTATGGGTGCCTGAGAGCAGCAAGCGCAAGGGCTTTGTGCGTGACTGGGCCGAGGGCATGGTCAGCCAGATCTGCTCATTCCCCGAGGGCACGGTGCATGACGAGTTCGTGGACTGCATCAGTCAGGGCCTGCGGTATCTGAGGGATGCTGGCTGGATCAGCATAGATGCCCCACCAAGGGACGACATCGAGCCCGAGGACATCAGCGACGCTGAGATCTTCAACATGAAACACAGGGTGAATCCATACGGCGTGTAATCGGATTACAAATCAAAAAGTGTAATCGGATTACAAAACACACAGGAGCAAAGATGAAACATGATGACTACCTTGAGATCCAGACTGGCGAGAACTACCGCAAAGTTGTCCACATGGCTGGAGTCCGCACAACGATCTGCGCCAATCGGTTTGAGATCCTCACCGACCCCAACAACGAAATCAACGAGCAGCAGGCCGTCCAGTCGCTTCGGGAGTGGATACAAAAGCGCCGGGAAGAGAACGTGTGACGCCCTTGGGGTGTGTCAGACATATGGAGACTGCCCTGATTGCCCAAGGCGTCGACCGAAGGCATAATTGGGCATTCACTGAGGGCACTCCATGACACCAGACGACGCAAAGAAGAGGCTGCAGCAATTGAAGGCTGAAGCCACGGTGCGTGCTGACAAAGAGAAGCAGTACAAGGCCGCAACGGCCAATCAGTACACCCATCAAATGCCATCCATGGATGAATGGAAGGCCAAACACCCCGACACTGCCAAAGCCCAAGGAGGCACCGTGAACCCATTCGATTACGAAAACCCAGAGCATGTGCATGGCGTTGCAACCCACATGGCAAAGCACAAAGACTTCAGCCACATCCCTGACATCACCAAGCACCTGAGCGAGATCCTGTCTCAGGGCAGCTACAAGCACATCGAAGACCCACGGTTCCAGCAAGCCATCCGCAAGCAGGGCCATGACTCGTACTTCCTCCAAGGCAAGGAGGGCAAGCAAGCCCATCGTATGGTCATGCACAAGGCCACTGGCGGCGGCGTGAACCCATCGATCGCCCAGATGAAGATGTATTTGGCCGAAGGTGGTCAACCTGATGCGCCTGTCGACCTGTTCCAACAGATCTATGGCCGTTCAGGTACGCCAGAAGAGATCGCTGCCATGGCAGGCAAGTCTCCTGAAGAAGAGCGTGCAATCCTCCAGCAGTCAATTGACGCATGGAACCAATCGCACCCTGCGGCGCAACCTGATGTGGCAAGCCTGTCCAATCAGCCAGCGGTGGACACCACGACTGGCGGTCTGCCATCGGCCATGCAAGACACCTCAATGTCGCACGCTCAAGCGGTCACCACGCCGTCTCCAGACACACCAACCATCACTGATGAGCAACGCAAGTTCATTGACTGGCAGGCCAAGCAGAACGACCCGATGCAGCAGGGAATCATCGCTGATCAATGGGCACGGGCTGGCATCGTTGACCCCTACTCTAATGCCACGTTGATCAAGAACGCACAGGATGCAATCGATAAGGCCAACCGCCGCATCCAATTAACGGGCGGCACAGACACTGCTCAGTGGAACGATCCCAACTGGGAAAAGTATCTGGGCACCAACAAAGAGGCGTACAACGTCGGCACGCAGGTCAAGAACGATCCAGCCTTTGCAGCCAAGTTCGCAAAAGAGCATGGGTACGATTCCAAGACATTGAATGCATGGGTAACAGCGGCCACAGATCCGTACACAGCGGCCCTTCAAAGCGCCAGCACGCCATCCAAATTTACCGTGGGTGGAGGTGGTGGCCCACAGACTGTCGACACCAGCCAGATCCGTCGTCCCGGCGAAGCCATCACCGCAGGAGAGAAGTACTCTCAGCAGTACACCCCCGAGCAACTGACTGGCATCAGCGCCTTGTGGAATCAGTACAGCAAAGACCCAGCCACAATGAGCATGGCTTTGAATCAGTATGGATTCACCCCAGATGATCTGGGCTTGGCAATGGGCATGTCCAAGGCCCAAGTGCAGAAGTACTTCAGCGGCCAGACAGTCCCCACAACAGGTAACCAGACCACGACCAAAGATCTGGGCGGCATCAACTCGCAACTGTTGAATGCCCAGAATGCCTATGACATGCTGGACACCCAAACACGTAATCAGTTGTTCAGCGACTGGGCCAAACAACATGATGTATACGGCCATTCATCGCCCGGCCTGACTGACCCAACTGGTAAATTTAGCCCATGGGCAACCAACAACCCAATCAACGTCCAACAGAGCCAAGCCTTGGACGCCAGCTACCAAAAGATGATTGACGATTACAACAAGGCTCATCCCTTCACACCGTTCAAGCTCAAGCCAGTGGGCAAAGCACGTGGTGGATCAGTTGGATACGCCATGGGCGGCAACGTGGCTCCAAGCATTGCCCAGATGCGTTTGGCGTTGAACCAACACAATCCTGTGGACTTCCAAGGCGTTGGCGTGAACGAGGCGCCCAACATGTCGCCCAAGGTGTACATGCCACCAGATGCAGATGAGGACAACTACCCAGCGCCCGGTGGTGTGGCAACCCAAAGCGGCATGCCCATTGGCGGCATCGACATGAGCCAACAGCAGGGCACTCAGTTGACCCCACAGCCGCTGCCTCAACAGGCAGACCAGTCAGGCCAGCCACCACAAGGCATGCCCGGTGCTCAGGGCCAGCCACAAATGGGCGAGGCGCCTGAAGACGACTCCAAACCCACACCGAACGGCGGCAACATCCTCCAGATGACGCCCCAAGGCCAGACCTTGTCAGCATTGGGTGGTGGTCAACCGAAGCCGCCCGGTATGGCTAAAGGCGGCATGGCCAAAAAGCCATTGCATTACGCACCATCGCCTGCTTTGATGAAAGCTGAAATTGAGGCTCATGCTGAACGCATGGCTCGTCAAGTAGCTGGTTTGGACAATCCCAACAACAAAACCATTAAGCAACTGGCTCGTGAGCAAACTTTGCCTGTCAAAATTACACAGGGCGGCAAAAAACAAGAAGTGCCTGTAATTAACTTTGAAGAGCAAAAAGGCGGGTATTCAATTGGAGTTCCCGGAGATCCAAGCCGTGGCGGTCTGGTTCCTGCCAGCAAATCGCAAAAGCGTTTCAAACTGGAAATGCCAAAGGCTGGTGAATATCTGCATTCAATTGGCAAAGAAAAAATGGAAAGCCCTGTACCGATGTATGGCGGCAAGGACTACGGAGCTTACGGTCATCCAGAAGGTTGGGCCAGTGATTTGGGTGCCAGTGCAGGCATGTTCAACATTGTCAAACGTCTGCATAAAGAAGACCCAACACGTCAGATCTATGGTCATTATCACAAGATGTCACCGGAGTCATTGAACCATGCGGTTCACATGATGGATGCAGTGTTGTCTCATCATCAGCCACACAAGGCAGATCCTGAGCGTATTCAAATGCTGAATGACTTGATGCGCAATGTGGCAACGACCACAAGCAAAAACGATGTACCGTACCCAGAATTTCCCGGCTTTGAAAATCCTCAAGACGTCATGTTTCATGGCTCTTTGAATTCTGGGATGCGTAAAAAAATGCTGGGTTTGCTAGGCAAGGAAAAGTATTTTCCCGGTGGCAAACAAAAGATGGAAGACATCATTTTTGCCATGACGCACCCAGAACTGCGCAACATTGAGACTGGTGCTGGCGGTTCATCCATCTTGAAATTTGATCCAACTCGTGAGTTGCGCCAACAAATTTCTGCCCACCCAACGTATGGACATGACATCCCGTCCAAATTGATTGGACGCACTCGTTACATTACTCCTGCTGAAATCTTGGCCCCACGCTCTATGCACAACGCCAAACAGGAAATCAAAGCCATGGGCAAGGCTGTAATCCCATTCAATCAAGCCAAGATGAACATCATCCGCGAACCAATCGATGAACAGTACATCAATCAAATGGGTGAATATGAGAATGCTATGCGCAAACGCCTTGGGTACAAAAAAGGCGGTAAGGTTAAACTCGCACCCAATCAAGACACCATGCGTCTTGAACTGTCAAGGAAGAAATAATGGCTGAACAAGACGATTTTCCGATTGAAGAACAAGAAGACGGCAGTGCTGTCGTTGATCTGCCTGAGTTGGACACCGAAGAACAGCCAGACGGCTCGGCCATCATCAATATGGAAGATGGCCCTGAGTTCAACCCTGACTTCTACGACAACCTGTGCGATTCAGTGGAGCCCAGCACACTGGGTTCGCTGGCTATGCGGTACCTTGACCTGCTCGAGAACGACAAGCAGGCCAGTGAACTGAGGGACAAGCAGTACGAAGAAGGCATCAAACGCACTGGCATGGGCAACGATGCCCCCGGTGGTGCTACCTTCATGGGCGCCAGCAAGGTTGTACACCCTGCCATGGCCGAGGGCTGCGTTGACTTTGCCGCCCGTGCCATCAAAGAACTGTACCCACCAGACGGCCCAGTCAAGACCAAAATCCTTGGCAAGATGGACGACATGAAGGCCGAGAAGTCTGAGCGCAAGCGTGACTTCCTGAACTGGCAAATTACTGAGCAGATCGAAGAGTTCCGCGACGAGCAAGAGCAGTTGCTAACCCAGTTGCCATTGGGCGGCTCACAGTACTTCAAGTTGTGGTTTGACGAGCAGAAGAAGCGTCCTGTTGTGGAGTTCCTGCCGATCGACCGTGTGATCCTGCCATTTGCGGCCACCAACTTCTACACAGCCCAGCGTGCTGCAGAAGTGCATGAGATTACAGAGTTTGAATTTGATCGCCGCATCCGTACTGGCATGTACCGCGACATCAATGCCAGCTTTGCCTCTGGCACTCTGGATCAGAACAAGGTTGAGCAAGCCAACAACAAGGTTGAAGGCAAGCAGTTCCAAGAGAACAAAGACGGCATCCGCAAGATTTACCACATCTACACGTTCCTCGAACTGGAAGAAGACAACAAGACCAAGGGCGAATACGCACCGTACATCTTGATGATCGACGAGTTGAGCAACCAAGTTGTTGGCCTGTACCGTAACTGGGAAGAGGGCGACGACACCATGACCAAGCTGGACTGGGTCGTGGAGTTCAAATTCATCCCTTGGAGGGGCGCATACGCCATCGGGCTACCCCAACTCATCGGAGGACTTTCAGCAGCCTTAACGGGCGCTCTGAGGGCCTTACTCGACACTGCACACATCAACAACTCGGCCACCATGCTGAAGTTGAAGGGCGCCAAGATCAGCGGCCAGTCTCAGCAGGTCGACGTGACCCAGATCGTGGAGATCGAAGGCGCACCGGGCGTGCAGGACATCCGTCAGATTGCTATGCCCATGCCGTTCAACCCACCCTCACAGGTGTTGTTTGAGTTGCTGGGTTGGTTGGACAGCGCCGCCAAAGGCGTGATCACCACCAGCGAAGAGAAGGTTGCCGACGTCAATGCCAACGCGCCCGTGGGCACAACTCAGGCTTTGATCGAACAAGGCGCCGCAGTGTTCTCGGCCATCCATGCCCGATTGCACGACTCACAAGCCCGTGTTCTGAAGGTGCTGTGCCGCCTGAACCGCTGGCACTTTGATGAGATGAAGAAGGGCGACGTGGTCACCGATCTGGAGATCACCCGCGAAGACTTCAACAAGAACACCGACGTGGTGCCTGTGTCTGATCCTCACATCTTCAGTGAGACCCAGCGCATGGCCCAAAACCAAGCCGTGTTGGCTTTGGCTGAGAAGCACCCTGATCAATTCAACTTGAACAGTGTGTTGGCCCGTGTTCTGAAGCAGATGAAGATCCCGAACATCAACGAACTGCTCAAGGACACTCCAGCCCCAGAGCAACGCACATCGGCAGACGAGAACGCAGCCATGCTTATCGGCCAGCCATCCTATGCGTACCTGCAGCAGGATCACATTGCGCACATTCAGGATCACCTGCAATTTGCAATGAACCCATTCTTGGGCCAGTCGCCATTTGCAGATCCAAGCTACTTGAACCACTTGATCGAGCACGTCAAGCAGCACATGACGCTGTGGTATCTGAACCGCTCCAATGGCTACGTGGAAAAGTCCATGGGAAAGCCTGTGGACGACTACGACGATCCAAGGCTCACATCGACCATCTACAAGGTCTACACAACCGTTGGTGCTCACGTCATGCTGGACAGCCAAGAGGTGTTCGGCCAGTTCCAGCAGGCCCTGCAAGGTATCGTGCAGATGGCCCAGCAACGCAAGAGCGCACCGCAGCCTTTGCCGCCAGATGCACAGGTG